TCAGAATAAGATTGACCAAGCTAACAAACAAGCAGAGATAGATAAGGCTGCTGCTAAATCAGGTATTGAGAATGCCAAACTAAGAGCATCAACCATTGCACTTATTGATGCCCAATTAGCAGAGAATGTTGCTCAGATTAGATTAGATGCAACTAACAAAGCAATTGAAGATGAAGTTAAAATACTTGAGGTAAAAAGAGTGACTGGAACTGCAACAATTGAAGAAGAGATTAAGATTGCAGATAAGACATTTCAGATTGAAAAGAATAAGCTACAAGCACTAATTGATGCTAATAAAGCATCTAATGCTGACCTTGAGTTATTAACTGCCAATCACGAAAAGAAAGTTACTGACATCAAGAATAAAGGTATTCAGGAACAATACAATCTTAGAGTTCAGGCATTTGAACTACAGAAGATGTTAGGTGTTACTACCCTTGAAGACGAACTATCATTGATACGTGCAAGAGGTGAAGCAGAATTGAATGCTAACAAAGATTCTAATAAGTCATTAGAACAGAAAGAAGCAGATAGAAAGGCAATCATTGCTAAGACTGACAATGATATTGCTCAAGCTAAGATAGTAGAAGCAAACAAACGTATTGATATTGAGAATGCAACTGCACAAGCAGCGGTTACTTTAGGTATATCGACATATGACCAAAGAGTAAAGTTGATTGAAGACGAGGGTCAAAAACAAATAAACTCATTGGATAAAAAGAAGATGACTGAGGAAGAGTATAATGCAGCAGTCATTAAGATTAATGCAGAAACAACTGCTAAGTTAAATGCAGAGCAACAAGCACGATTAGATAAGGTATTTGAGTATGCAAATGCAGTAGTTAGTGTATTCTCAGGTATCAATGACTTGAGCAAACAAGCAACAGAGCAAAGAGTATCAGATATAACTGCATCAAGTGAGGCTGAGTTAAAAGCCATCAATGACTCAGATGCATTAGAACGTGATAAGATTAAGCAACGTGCCGCACTTGAGAAAAGAACTCAAGCAGCAATATCTGCTGAGAAAACAAAACAAGCAAATAGGGATAAGGCATTAGCATTATTTCAAGCAGTAGTATCAACGGCAAGAGCAGTAGCAGAGGCATTACCAAACATACCACTATCAATCTTAGTAGGTGCTGCTGGTGCAATTCAGATAGCAGCCATTGCCAGTCAACCAATACCTAAGTTTGAGAAGGGTGGAGAGATTGGTGGTAAGAGACATAGTGAAGGTGGTACGATGGTAGAAGCAGAGCAAGGTGAGTATATCGTCAACAGAAAGCAAACATCTGCCCATAGAAGAGAATTGAATGCCTTAAATCAATCCTCTGATGCATTCAAGAAGCTAATCAATGAAAGGTATGTTAGACCAGCTATAATGAATTATATGTTAGGTAATAAATCTAAAGAGATGGGTGTTAATGTTAATGCTACTCTTAACTCAAAGACTATGGAGGCTGAGTTAAAAGGTCTAAGAAAAGATTTAAGAAACGATAAGAGACAATATAATAATTCAATTGACCAAAGATACCAATGGCAGTAGACATAAGATTCTTAATTGATGGTAATGATTATGGTCAACCAACTAATGCTAATGACTTTGGTTTCACTATTTCAGAAGAATCAAGCATCAATGCACGTATAGTATCATTCAACAATGACCTTAACTTTACTGGTGCTGCATTTGAATATATCTATACTAACTTAATTGATACTGGTGGATGTTCATTAATTAATGTTGAGGTTCAGTATCTATGCGCTGGTGTTTGGAAAAGACTTACAACTGGTTACATCGTAGTAAGTGAATGTGTATTTGACCTTGATAGGTGTAGTGTTACTACCAAGTTGTATGATGACTCATTCTCAACTAAGATTAATAACAATAAATCAATACCATTCTTTAGTGATTCAAACATCACTAAGAATCTACAACCAATAGTACCACCTGAAATACATTATGTTAATCTATTCAATCCAGCTACCAACGTTTATCAAACAAGTTCTAATACTGGATTCATTACTATCTACGATGCATTTAAACATCTTGTAGGTTGTATGAGTGATAACCTTGTTGATTTTGAATCTGACTATTTTAGAAATCAAATTGATTCAAATGGATTTGGTAAAACATTGATGGTAAGTAATGGTCAAGCAATAAGGTCGGATAGTGCCATACATACCAACTTAGTTTTTGAGAAATTATATAATGCACTTAATAGAAGATTAAGACTTGGTATGGTAATTCAGAGACAAACAAATGGAAAACCGTTACTTAGGATTGAAGAGTATGCATACTTTCAACAACTAACACCATCAGTCAATTTATATAATCAGCCTGAGATTAAATTTAATTATGATTCAACTCAGTTGTATGCATCTGTTGATTTCGGCTCTGACCCATTCTTGAATGACTTTGAATGTGGAGATGATACTCAGAGATGTTCTTTTCCTCAGACTACTTTTAGAGGCTTTAGAGATGAGACATTTGGTGTGCTTGGTGAATGTAACACGACTAATAAGTTAGACCTTAGTTCAAGTGATATAATCTTTGACACTAATGTGATTGAAAATATATTTAGATTTGATGCTGAAGATTATGATACTGATGTGGTTCTTGTTGATAGTATTTGGAATGGCTTTGCAAATCCAATATTAGCAGCACAAGGTGACCCATTGGGAGTAGGTGGTCACGTTTACAATTCTGACTATATTAATGAACAAGTTGCTGAGAACTGGCTTGGTGGTTATCCTAACTCACTATATCAATATCTTCAAGGATTCGACCCTAATACTACAATTTTCAGAGCAGAGATAGAAGATACTTTAGACCCTGTTCAACAATTTACTATTGGTAACCCAGTTGATGGTGTAAGATGTTACTCTACAATGGTAGGTAGTCATTTAGATTTTACAGAAGAATTAATTGATAATGGTAATAATTTCTTTGGAGATAGATATGTAATACCATATGATGGTATCTACTCATTCAGCGCACAATGTGTAAAAGATTATGCAACATATTCACCTGATACATTATCAGCATTTCTATGTAAAATACAAAGATATGAGAGTGATGATACTACATTAATACAAGAACGTAGTGGCGCACCTAATATAATGACTATTAATAGTGGTAATGTTACGAGTGTAGTATGGAATAATTTAGTATGTGTTGCTGGTGACATTATTAAGGTTGATTGGTGTGGCACATCTGTAGATTCATCAATACCATATATTGCAAGGATAGCAAAAGAAAATCTACAAGGCTATAAGACATATTTTGAAGGTAGTGGTAGACCATTTGATAGAAGTGAACTTGTACCAGTTGACCCAAATGAGATAAGAAGGTTAATCTATAAGTTTGAAAGACCATTGACAATGAATGAGATTGAACAGATACTTGATAACTCTTCAAGACCAATATCATTTGGTAGATGGGATGACCCATTTAGAGTAATCAAAGGTTACATCAAGAAGTTAGATGTTAAGAGCATCATAGAACAAGAAGCATCATTTGAATTAAAGTCTAATAGAATACTAAGATGAGTTACATATCAATACCAAATCAGCCTATTATTTTTCATTCACAAGATGAAATACAGACTCTTTGTGAGGAATGCGGAAGTAGTGACTACAAGCAGTTGATAGACTTTAATGACCAAATATTCTATCAAGTTGAGTCAACACCTTGTACCACATCAAGGTTATTTACCTATGATACATTTACTGGTATTTGGGAAAATGCAGATAATAAAGTATGTAGTATTGGTGAGGCTGGTAACTATGTTGTTTATCTTAGAACTCAGTTCATATTCCAACTTTACCAAGTTACATTTACTATACCAACATTTGAAGAGGGTGTATTGAATGTTAGTGTTGATGGTTCATCAACATATCAAATCACATTAGCTGGTACTTATACCTTGTATTTTGCTAACCCCACAATGACTAATGATAGTATCACATTACGATTCTTTACCAATAGTGGTGAGATAGGTTGGGTGGGATGCTTGAGTCAATATATATTGGTAGATGGTTTAGCATCAATTAATCAAATGAAGGTTGGTATTGTGGATTCAACAACCTTAGAAACAATTGATTTTATTAATCCTACATACACATTAAAAGATAATAAGATAACTACTGCATTTGATTTGACTGATGTTGAGATAGGTGCTGGTTGCTATCGTTTGGCAATGACTGACTTTTGTAGTAATACTTGTGGTCAATCATTTGTCTTTAATGGTGTATTTAGAAGTTCACCAAGAATAGGTGTTGATGGGTGGATTACAAGCGGTACTGGTACTATTACACTAAGTGAAGGTCAAGCAGAGTTTGTATTACTTGAATCTCAAATTGCAACCATTACCTCTAATGGAAATCAACTATGTGATGGTTTACAATACTATGTAAGCATATTTATTGAGTCACGTAGTAATGTTAGAATCTTTGCTAAGATTGGAAGTAACCAAGTACAAATTACTGGAACTGGATACCAAACTATTCTTATAGCTGCCAATGGCAACAACCCACTTGAAATATTAGTTATTGAGTTTGGCGGTGAGCCATCTAATGCAATCATTAAACTTGTTGAGATACAGATAGAAGATAATGATATCCAATGGGATATGTATAGTGACATACTTACAATTGGTGACTATAATGATTCTTGCAAATATTTTAAGATAGAAGGTTGTAACGCACAAGACCAGTTTAATCTTGCCTTTGGTGGTTCATCATTCTTACCTATGATAAGACTTGAAGGCAGAAGGTCTAAGGCTCAATACGTGACCAATGCTAATACCTTTAGATATGCATCAGGTCAATGGTCAGCAAACTATGTCAACAGATTAAAGCAATGGACTTATTACTTTGGCAGACTACCCGAATATGTTCTTGACTTTTTATCTACCATCTTCTACTATGACAATTGCTATGTCAATGGTGTATTGATGTTTCCACAAGATAATGCATTCCCTACGATTGATTGGTCAGATGCTGATACATACTTAGGTTCATTTGCAATTGATTTAGTTGAGAAAGAGAATAAGGTTGTTAAGGTACAATGTGGTGACTCAGATGCTGATTGTTTACCATCCATATTAGACAATCAAGATGAACCATTTATACTTACTCAAGATTTAAATAGAATCACTACTCAAGATTCTGTTAATTTGTATTACGAAAATAATTTGTAGATTTGTATATCTTTTTGCAACCCGTAGGTTTAACAGAAGCGACCTTTAAGAGCGACTGAAACAACTTAAATCTATACTACAATGGGCTGCGCCTCTTATTGCGAATCGGGACTTGAAGCACACGACTTAGTCGCTTGTGGAGAGTACAAACTTGGTGGAGTATCCGCCATTATTATTGGTGCTTGTGGTGCAACATTAGTTGACCCTACATCACCTGAAGAGATAGAAGAAATGCTTATTAGTGGAGATGCAGTATTAGTTGAAGATATTCGTTTTTCTCTTCCAGCGGGTTCACCTATTCAGGTTGACTCACCAGTTGGTTGTGGAACTCAGATTAGAATTAACGAAGATAGAACTGCTACTCTTTACGATGCTAACGTAACTGACCAAAACAATTCATTCTACAATTCATTGAATGCACAAAAAGTTGGTTGGATTATGGCATACTTGTGTGACTCAGGTAAGGTTATTTACATTGACCCACCAGTAGGTATTACAACATCTGCTAACTTCATTATCCCTGAACAGAACAACGAACTACAGAGATATGAAGTAACATTTTCTTGGAGACAAAAAGAGATTCCAACACAATTTACTGCACCAGCAGGATTGTTCAATTAATGGAATTAGAAACTAACACTAACGATAATACCACATCTTCTACGGAGGGTGTGGTACTATTTGCTTTTGGCAAGGCTGGATACTATCAAGCAGCATACAACCTTGCCTATTCAATTAAGCACTATTCACCATCAGTTAAGATTGCGCTCTTTGTTGATGATATTACTAAGTGCAATAATGCTACTGGTGACATCAACAAGTATGTTGATTCAATTTCAGAAATAGAACATTCCGACCTTTACGTTGATAGTAAATTTGACCCAGCTATGTTAAAGGTGTCTTTATATAAGTATTTGCCTTTTAAAAATAATCTTTATCTTGATGTTGATGCTATATGTCTTAAAGACATTCAACCACTCATTGATGATTTAGTTAGTACAAAGAGGCATTACATCAGTCATTGTGTGGGATATCATACTATTGATTTAGGTCGTGGTATCCCCTCAATGCAATGGGCTTGGGCTGATGATATATGGAGTCATTTCAAATTAAGTAATGATGCCATCTTACCAGCAATCAATAGCAGTCTTCAATTTATTAAAGTATGCAATGAGTCTAATAATCTATTTGGAATGCTTAGAATCCTTTATACGACTAACCAACTACCAACTGAAAAACTTAGAATGAAGTGGGGTAATGGGCAACCTGATGAACTTTATATGAATGTTGCATTAGCAATGACTCAGTATGACCCATCTTATAAGAATGATGGTATAGTAGGTGGTGGTACATCTGAGACTGGGTTCATTCACTTTGCATCTGTTCGTGGTTTGTCATTCCAAGAAGTAACTGATAACTATTACTTTCAGTCTTACTATGGTGGTCGTAACTTTACATCACGTTTCTATACTGAGTGGTTAGATAGATTGTTAAAGGTTATAATGAAGTCAGAAAAAAAGATACATCAATTCCATATTGACCGAATTATTGGTCAAAAATACGTGAACAAATGAAAGATACATCTACCAAAAAACCGAAAGGAAGACCTAAGAAGGTCGTAACAGAAATTGAAATTAATACTACTGACATTGTCACAACTGAGACTTTCAAAGAGGTAGCACGTCACGACTGGAACTCAGAAGATGAGGTAGGTCAATTTTTAGCATCACTTGTTAAAATGTCAAAGTATAAGACAATACTTGAAGTGGGTGTATTTCAAGGTGAAACAACACAACACCTTATCAAGTCACTACCAAAAGGTGGTCAATACGTAGGTATAGACATCAATGATTATAGAACAGATGCAACCAAATTGTATATGGCAGAGGGTGGTAAATCAATTGATTTCATCTTAGGCAATTCACACAATGAATTAAAAAAATTACCAACTGCTCACTTTGATTTAATATTTGTAGATGGTGACCATTCGTGGGCATCTATACTACCTGAGTTCAAGTTAGTTGAAAAGTTGGTTAGTCGTGGTGGAGTAATCGTTTATCACGATACCATCCATCTTAATGACCCTAAGAAATTAGTTGAGTATGCAGCATACTACAAGTACAACACAACAACATTAAACACACCTGAAGGTCGTGGTCTTTCAATAATCCATAAATAATCTACTTATGAAAACTACATTCTGTCGTTCTAAATCTTGTGGCTCACACATTATCAATTCAACAACATCAACTAAAGTAGTAGCATAATATGGCACTCTCAATTGAGGAGGTAAATAAGATAGTCAATAAGTTTGCTAAGAAACATAAGGCATTCGATAATGATAAGTCAAGGTCAATGACCAATCCTATATCCAAGCAAAGGGTAGGAATGTACCAGTATCCCGAATATTGGGATGGGTATAATTTCTCTGCTATGATGTATGATAGTATCCTACCTCACGCAAGAGCAGATGTATATCCTGAGCATTTACTTTCTGTAAGGTCACCAAATCAGACTGATGCTCAATACCAATATATCAAAGCTAACTACAAGGCTACTACTCTAAATGTCTTTGAAGATTTTAAAGCTACAATCTCTCGTGCTTTTGCTGACCAAAATTGGAGTATCAATGTACGACCCGAAACAGATGAACGATTTGGTGAAGATACATTCAGAAGATTCATCAATGAAGAGATTGAAAAGTTTGGTAGTGTTGAGGCATTTGTAAAGTCAATGCTACCTACTCTCAAGTTGATTGACCCTAATGGTATCATAGCAATTGAACCTGAAGATTTTGATATAGAGAGTGATGATAATGGTGAAGAGGTATTGATGGGTAATAACCTAATCAAACCAATGCCATCATACTATAACTGCAAGAGAATCGTAGGTCAAGAATATGGTAGATGGTACTTGGTTATATGTGAAGATAAGAGTCACGTAAGGGTAGGTAGCAAGGTTGAAGAGAGTGGTATTGTACTTGAGTTATTTGATGATATAAACATTTGGAGAATCGTACAAGTAGGTAAGAAAGGTGACTTAACATTTGGTGAACCAGTTATATATTTCAATCACGACTTAGGCTATGTACCTTGTCGTAAGTTGATGGGTACACCATTGCTGGTCAACAATGAGTTAGTATTCCAATCACCATTCATCACGGCAGTTCCATTACTTGACCAAGTGGTACTTGATGAGAGTTACTTGCAGATGAGCAAGGCTACCTCTGCTTTTCCATTTATGGTTGCACTTGGTGAGATTTGCGAGTTCGTAGATAGAGAGGGTAATAGATGCGACAATGGACAAATCTTTGACCCTATTGGTGGTGGTTATCGTACTTGTGGTAGTTGTAGTGGTGCTGGTGTTAAGAGTAGATTCTCACCTACTGGTATGTTGTTAGTAAAGCCTAAGACATCAATGAGTGAAGGTGACTCAGGATTAACTGGTGACTATATGAAATTTGTAAGTCCACCAATGGATACCTTAACCTTTCTTAGAAATGAGATTAATACTCAGATGGATAAGTCAAGGAGTGTACTACATCTACCATCAAGTGATGCTGCTGGTACTATTGGTGAGGCATCAACTGCTACTGGTTCACTCAATAAAATGAGAGCATTGTATGCGTTTGTAAAACCTATTAGTGACCAACTCTTTGGAATGTATGAATTTATGCTCAACACTATTGGTCAGATGCGTTATGGCGAATACTTTGGAGGTGTTACTTTGGTATATCCTACTTCGTTTGACATCTCTACTCCAAGTGATTATCTTGCAGTTATATCAGAGGGTATTACTGCTGGTGTACCTCCAGCGGTAACATATGCCAATGTATACAACTATATCAAGGCAATCAACTATACTGATGATGAAAGTGCATCGGTCTATGAATTGATTATGAATGCTGATGAACTCTTATTGATGGGTCAAGCAGACATAGTAGCAAGACTTGGTTTAGGAACTATTGAAAAGTGGCAAGATGTTCTTCATCAATCTGCTCCTCAACTTGTAATGGAATTAGTAAGAACATTTGTACCTAATGCAGAATATGAAAACTTCCTTGAGCAACCTATGCAAGACCAAATAGTTCAACTAAGAGATGCAGCAGTAGGTAAGGTACGTGAGGTACTTGACCCTATACAATTAGCACAACAAAATCTATTGAGTGGCATCGCTTAGTGATATAGTTAAGGAGAAAATAAAACTCTTTGATAGTACACCCGATAAAATGGGTACTGCTACTGAGAAGGTGCAGTTAAAGATATGGAAGGAACTACTACCTATCATTAATGACCTTGAGGTAAGTTCAACTGGTAACATTATTCAAAGTGATAACAATGTTGCACGTATTGGAATCATTGCAGATAAGTTGAATGAGGCATTAGCTGGTAAAGAATATCAAGCAGTTATAAAGACTTTTCTTAACTCTATTGATGAAGGTGTTATATTGAGTAATGAAGTGGCTCAGAAATTTGACCCAGCATTTGAACCAACTGCTGCACAAACTAAGCTACTACAAATATCTAAGACCAATGCCATAGATACATTCATTGGTAGTGGATTAAAGAACAATGTTACTCAACCATTTGTTGAGCAGTTAGTGACTAACATATCAGCACGTGCGCCACTAAAAGACACTATTAATGCACTACAAGGTGTTATACTTGGAACTGATGCTAATGATGGTTTCTTACTAAGGCATATAAAGACTAATGCATTGACTGCTCAAGCAGTTGCTGATAGGTCATATTCAGCAGCGGTAAATGAAACCATTGGTGCTATATACTTTGAATACTTAGGTGGTGAGATTCCAACTACAAGACCATTTTGCCAACATCGTGAGGGTCAAGTTTTCCATAGAGATGAGATTCAACAATGGGGTAGAGGTATTAATAGTGGTGGCATTGATGATATTGAAGATGGTACTTGGGCTGGTAGAATAGATGGTACTGATGCTAAGAGTATATTCACCTTTGTTGGTGGGTGGAATTGTAGACACTACTTAGTACCAATAGAAGCAGATATGGTAGATGATTCTGTTAAAGCAAGAGCAAAGGCTGAAGGTTTTGATACTGGAGAAACACCAACAAGAACAAGAAATACTGCTTAATATAACGTATTCAAATAATTATTATCTTTACAAAATGAACGTAATAGTAATGCCTGAAGGAGAGATAAAAAAAGTCTCCAATATGGTTGCTGAACTACTTATACTTAATGGTGGTCGCAGATTAGAACTTAAACCAATTGAACTAAATACAAATAACAATGAAGGAACAAGAAGCATTGGAATTAGTGAAATTCCTAAACCTCGAAAGCGCAGAATCAATAGAGGAAGCGAAGGAAAAATTTACTCAACAATGGATAAAGTCTGAGGAGTTATCTTCAAAGATTGGAAGAGTAACTGGTAGCATTACCAACGTAGCACGTAAGGCATTTGAACCATTTGGTATTGTACTTACTGAAGATGATTTCAAAGATAAGAAAGTAGAAGAGGTACTTAGAAGTGCATCTGAACGTGCTAAAGAATCTTTTGAGGCACAACGTGAAGAGTGGGAAAAGAGAGCATCAGGTAATGGCTCTGAGACCTTAATCAAGGAGTGGGAGTCTAAGTACAAATCACTTGAAAAAAAGCACAATGAGATTGATTCTGCTCGTCAAGATGTAATGACTCAATTTGAAAAGTATAAGGAGAAAGTAAAAGAAGAAAGTAAGATTAATTCAATCAACTCAATCTTTGAGAAAGAACTTACTGCTATCAAGATTGACCCATCTGTTAGTGACATTACTCTTAGAGGGTTCAAATCAGTTATTGCAGAAAAGTATGTGATAGACCTTGAAGACGATGGCAATGCAATTGTGAAGGATAAGAAAAGTGGTGAGAGATTAAAGTCAACTGCTAAGGCTGGTTCATTTTTGGGTATCTCTGATGTGTTATTAAAAGAAGCAACTGATGCTGGTATCATTCAGAAGAATGTACATCAAGGCAAACCAATCAATCAAAGAGGTGCATTTATACCAGCTATTGAAATGCCACAAAGCAACAAAACAAAAAGTGTTAACCCACGTTTTTTAGGTATGTAATTTAGTATCTTTGAGTGTTCATAGTGGTTTACTTTTTATGCGAAGATTAAGTAAATAATGTTTGATTGAGGAAAGGGTAGCAGAAATGTTACCCTTTTTTTGTGTTTGTAATTGATTGATTATCAGGCAAAAGAATTATCTTTTTAAAAAGGTATTGCAGTATCAAAAACTAATTGAGTGTCTTAAATCGTTTATTTGAGGCTTTAAAAACGATTTGATAAAAACAAATAATATCTAAAATATTTTTGTAAATTTACCACGCAAAAAGACAAAGTAGTCAATCGTGACTTTAACACGATGCCAAAAAGTAGGTAAAATACTCAACCTTTAATGAGTCAAAAACTAACTTTCTAAATCGACTAACAATGTCAATTTCTCGTATACTTTCCGAATGTCCAAACATTCAAGCACCACTTGGTCAACTCTTCATTGAGGTTGGTCAACGTGAGTCATTACCTTTTCTTGAGTATCTTAACTCACCTGAAAATGTTAAATTAATTCGTCAACAAGTTTCTGCTGGTGGTGGTAAACTACGTACCGTAGAAGCACGATGGATTCAACGTCTTCCCGAAACAGAAGTAGTAGAAGGTGCAGACATTATGAATTGTACTGCTACTAATGTATATGGTGATTCAACAACTACCTATACATTAGAGACTACTGATACTTACCAAGCATCTCAGTTAATTTCGGGTGCAGATATAGCACGTCATTGTCAAGACAATAGTGTATACTTCTTAGAATCAGTTATGCGTCTTATGGATGTGATTGATAGAAAAGTTGCTACTGCTGCTGCTACACAAGCGGTTGCTGCTATTGGTACTTGGGGTACTGATGTTGAAGATTTCTACACAATGGATGGTGACTGCATCGAAGTTGCAACTATTGGTAGTGGTGGTGAAGTTAATCCATTTGCACTTGCTGATATTCAACAAGCAGCGACAATGGCTAATTACCCATCTTCACCAATTGCTTTTGGTGGTGCTGCTATGCAAAGATATGCTAATGCAGTTAAGGCTGGATGCTGCTCAAATAGCGGTATTGACATCTTAGCAATCTCTCAACAAAATGGTTTTGGATTTGCTTATGATGCTCGTGTTGCTGCTGCACAAGGTGACCAAACTCACGCATTAGTAACTACTGCTGGTGCTATCCAATGGTTGTCATACAATCTTGCTGAGTGGAACTCTAACTTTACACCAAGTGTTGGTAATGGTTACTCACGTACAATTGCATTCACTCCTGCTGGAGTACCAGTTGACTTGACTCTTAAAGATGATTGTGGTAACTTATCTGTTATCGTAACTGCAATTGGTAAGATTGTTACTTTACCAACTGACATCTATGAGGCTGGAGATAAATTCGCTGGTGTTAACTATGTGAATTGTGTATCAATTGTAAATGTCCCGTAATTGACTCACAATTTCTACTGAGTGAAAATTCAGATGAATTGTTGAGTGAAGGCGGTGATAACTTACTATCACAATAAATTGAGGGGTGGGTGATTAATTGCCCACCCTTTTTTATAACTTTGAAAAAACTAAAATATGTGCTTTGAAAAACTTGTAGGTTTGAAAGGCTGCCAATTGTCTGAACCATCTACTGGTTTATACATAGATGATTTAGGCATTAACACGACTCTGTTAGGTCAATTGATTACTGACCAATACAATACTGGTGTCGAATTGTTTGAAGGTAAGAGAGCCTTTGCTTGGAGGAAACTATCAAGTGATATTCTCACTCGTCTACAAGCCACAATGAAAGCAGATACTATCATTGAAAATAAAAGAATTGGTCAGGTCTTAACCAATGCATCTAATGTTGACCTTGCACTTGGTGCTGGTAGATATGCTGGTATTCGTGTTAAGATTGACCCAAATAATACATCATTTCTTAATTTCTACCTAAGTCAATTGCAGATTGACATCTATACAATGGCTACACCAGTAGAAATATTGGTGTTTGATATGACTACTCTCAAATTAATTGATTCATTCGATTATCAATCAGAAGCAGTAGAAGAGTTTATTGGTAGAACCTTTAAGGCAAAACGTAGAAAGTTAGATTTAGCTTTTGTCTATGAGTCATTGTACGATACTACTAAGATGATTACCAAGAAAGGTGCTTGTACAGATTGTGGAGGTAGATTGAAAGAGGCTCATATTTGCCCATTCGTAGATGCCATAGGTATTGAACTAACTACTGATGGTTTAAATGTTACATCATCACTATCTAAGAAGTATACTCAAGGTATGTCCTTTGTCTATAACGTAAATTGTGATAGAGAAAGTTGGTTATGTTCTATTGGTGGTTTAATGGCTATGCCACTTGCATATGCTACTGCGGTCGAAATCTTTAACTATGCCTTAACCATTTCACCTAATCAGAGAGTCAATACTGCGGTATCAGTCAACAAAGGTAATAAGGTCTTTGCAACTGCTGATGCTACAGAAGGTATTGTGGCAGCACGAGATATTGCAGCAACACGATACAATGAAGAGTTAAGTGCAATGTTGACTAATATGAGATTGCCTGATGATAGACATTGTTTTGATTGTAATAAGAATTATAAGTACGTAACTGCACTACCCTGATGCCTACGATTAAGGAAATGAACGCACGTATGGATGCACTTAACAAAGAGTGGTTAACTAACTTTAAACCACTCTATCGTGCTGGTAATAATTTGAAGAGAGTTATGTTCAAACGTATATTTGGTAAGGGTAAAAGTGGTGGATATAATACTGCTATGGATAGTCTACCAACATTTCCTTATTCAACTACACCTATTTACGTTGACCCTAATTCACTAAGAAATGCACCAGCATCATTTAAGTTCGGTAAACCTACAATAGATTCTAAGGGTAAAAAGAAAAAAGGTAAACCAATTAAATCACTTTATTTTCCATTAGGATATGCTCAATTAAAGACTAAGACATCTGCTACTTTACCACTTCAATTAACTGGTAAGTTAGCTGGTGGATTTGATAAATCTGAAGTAGTTAAAGATGGTCTATCAGTTAGTGTAACACTACCTGATTCAGAAGCAGACAAGGCTGAAGGATTGCAATTTGGAAATAGAAATTTCAAAGGGTATGGTGTTATCTTCCAACCTACTGATATGGAAGAAGAAGAGTTCTTGAAATTACATGGTCAATATGTTGTTGATGTTATAAATGAATTATTGAAATGAACCTACTTAAAAACATAATAGACCGATTAAATCAAAGGGTTGAAGTTGCTAATATATTCGACCAAATCTACCCACTCTGTGAACTCAATGCCAATGGCAATGAAAAAGCATGGGTACATTATATTGGCAATGGTCAGGCTGAGGTAGTAACTAATTTCGATGCAAAACAAGGTACTCTATTTTGGGCAAAACGTGGTAAGGTATCAGTAAGTAAAACTGAATCATTAAAGGTTAGTGGTTGTAAGACTTTATACTTAACAACCTTTCCATTGACTGCATATGCAGTTGTTAGAAAGTCACATCTACCTTGCGATAGTGAAGATTCCCAAGATTGGATAGCATCACGTATCTATAGATTGATAAGTGGTACTGACCCTGACTTTAAGAGTGCATTAGCAGTCATTCAATATGAGGTAATACCTAATGGATATGTTAATGAGATTAAGTCTTTGACTGCTAACTATGAATGGGCTTGTGTTGCAGTAGATGTTGATGTGGCAGTAGTTAGTGCAAGTGAAGATGGGTGTTATGATATTTGTGCTACTGGTGATATTCCACTGCCTGACTTACAACCTTGTCAACCTTGCCTAACAGAGGTAGCAGTAGATGGTGTAACTATTATAGGGAATGGTACAAGTGCTGACCCATTGGTGGCAATTGGTGGTGGTGGTGGTGGTGGTATTAAGACTGCCATTGCATTTTCAACTGACCATCTTGCATCAACTGGTAATCAGTATGTAATTGGTAATGTTGTTTGGTATAATGGAAACATATATCGATGTATTGCTGCAAATGATTCAATACTACCAACCAATGCTACTTACTGGACTAATCTTGGTGCAGGTTTTGAAACGATTGAAAGACCAGTTAATTGGAATGCCACAAGTGGTAACAATCAGATTCTAAATAAACCATCAATACCTCCAGCACAAATTAACTCAGATTGGAATTCATCAAGTGGGTTAAGTCAAATTTTAAACAAACCAACTATTCCAACTGCAACAAGTGATTTAACTAATGATAGTGGTTTTATAACATCTGCTGATGTACCTACCCTAACAAGTGAACTAACTAATGATAGTGGTTTTATAACAAGTGGTGATATTCCACCGCAAGTTAATGCTGATTGGAATGCAAGTAGTGGTGTAGAAGAGATATTAAACAAACCTACTATACCAGACGCAACATTACTTGTACCTTATACTGGCGCAACTGCTGATGTTGAACTTGGTGCAAATGATATATATGCTGGTAAGCATTGGCTATATGATGCAGTAAATGATAACTATGGAAGTATTCATTTTACTGATACTGACTTCCACATTGAAGATGCTGATGGACATAAGATGCTTGTCATCGAAGATGGCTTTATGCAGATTCACTTGAGTGATACCATTCAATCGAATTTATTTACAAGTGATTTAACTGAAACAAGAGACCATTACTTACCAGATGCAAGTGGGACTATTGCACTTACATCAGATATTGTAAATCAAGTCAACTCAGATTGGAATGCAACAACTGGATTAAGTCAGATATTAAATAAGCCAACATTAGCAGCAGTAGCTACAAGTGGAAGCTATAATGACCTTAGCAATAAGCCAACAATTATTCCTACATCACGCAACATTGGAACATCTGCACCATTAACTGGTGGAGGTGACTTGAGTGCTGATAGAACAATTTCTATAACCAAAGCTACTGGTTCAGTTGATGGTTACCTTGCAGCTACTGACTTCACAACTTTTGCAGCTAAACAAGACGCACTTGTTAGTAGTACAAACATCAAGACAATAAACTCAACAAGTGTTCTTGGTAGTGGCAACATAGCAGTTGAGCCTACTATAAGTGCTGGTACAATATCGCAATACTATCGAGGCGATAAGACATTCCAAACATTGGATAAAAATGCCGTAGGATTAGCAAATGTTGATAATACAAGCGATGCCAATAAGCCAATAAGCACTGCTACTCAAACTGCATTAAATGGCAAACAAGCAACATTGGTAAGTGGTACAAACATCAAGACCATTAACTCAACTTCCTTGCTTGGTAGTGGAGATATAGCAATATCATCTTTTGGAGTATATAAGAACACTACTAATGGTGCTGCATCAAGTTTATTACTTAACACATTTAGTTCATCAGTTCTTGTACCAGCTAATTCAGTTGTTGCTGGTAATATACTTGAGTTTAAGCTAAGAGGAATAAAGACTGGTACTGGTAATACATACACCATTAGACTATATGCTAACTCTGCGAATAACTTAACTGGTGCAGTATTACTTGGTGTTTATAGTGGTGGTCAGACTGGTGCATTTGGTCAGCAAATGGTGAGGACTGGAGTAGTTAAAAATGCAACAACGAATACTGAGATGATGTCAACGGCAGTTACCAATGTTGGGAATGACTTTCAAAATACTACCTTTTCACCAATCGCAGTAGATTGGACAAGCGATAAATATATAATTGGTGCAGTCCAAAATGCAATTGGTACTGATTCTTCTTTAATTTCATTTATATCAATGACAATAATATGATAGACATAACTCTTGAAGGTGGCTTTGTTACTTTCTATTCATCGTTAATAGGTGCAATAGCATCTAATGTAGAATCTGTTGAGGTGGTAGATGATATGAGCGTTCACTTAGGAACTAATGTAGGTGTGTTCTTAATAAATGTAAATCAGTTCACCTTTAATAGCATCAAGTTCACCAATTCAACTAAAGCATATACATACATAACTAATAACTAAACAAATGGCTGGAGTAAAAATAACCGACTTAACTCCACTTGCTACGGCTGCAAGTGATGACCTATTATATATTGTAGATGTCTCTGACAATACAGAAAGTCCTCAAGGAACTTCTAAACAAATTGAAGTGGGTAAGATGTTTTCAAGTGGAAGCTACACTCCAACAATTAGCGGAGAGGTGAATGGCATTGTTGTAGATGTTAACTCTGCAACTTACATCAAAGTTGGAACTATTGTAGTAGTATCTGCTCAATTACAGATTAGTATGGATACTGGAGAGACAACTGGCACATTTGAAATTTCTCTTCCAGTATCATCAGATATAACATCTCAAAAACAATGTTTTGGTTTGATGCAATATAGTTTTGGTGGTTTACCTTTATCTGAAATTGTATCTTGTAGCATCGGTGGAGAGACAACTAATAATACTTGTATTGTTGATATTGAAGTAGCTACACCATCTGTTTCATTACAATATGTAGCAATCCAATTCCAATATCAAGTTGTTTAATGAATATTAGTAAGACTGGTATTCAATTAGTCAAAGACTTTGAAGGTCTTAGGCTCAATGCATACAAGTGCAGTGCTGGTATGCCTACAATTGGCTATGGTTCTTGCTTTTATCCCGACAAATCTAATGTCAAGATGGGTGATGTTTTGCGTGACAAAGAAGAGGCTGAGATATTACTAATTAACACCCTTGAAGACTATGATATCTATGTAAGTAAGTACACAAGGTCAGTCAAATTAACCCAATATCAATTTGATGCTCTTGTATCATTTGCTTTTAATATTGGTTTAGGTAATCTCAGTAAGTCTACTTTACTCAAGATGGTACTTACTAACCCAAATGACCCTAAGATAGCAGCAGAGTTCTTAAAATGGAATCGTGGTGGTGGTGTAGTGTTGAAAGGTTTAACCAAAAGAAGGCAAAAAGAAGCAGAACTATATTTCAAAAAGGTCGTATAGGTGTGTATGGCTATCGACCCTAAGAAATTCAAACAAATAGCTGACTTACTTATGGTGTATTGGCACTTGACTATTGGCTCACTCATATCTGTGGTTGGTTTTTGGCTATTTTTTACCAAGAAGATAGACAAAGAATCATTTGCATACATCATTGGTGCAGTTGTGACCTTAAAATGGGTGTGGAAACCATCTGATAAAGGAGGTAGCAATGATTGATGGTGTAAAGGATACTATTTATACTCATACTATTGATAATGTATGCGTAATTGGTGCATCGTGTAAGATTCACAACCACGTTATTAAGGAAATTATAGGTACACCTGAGCCATTTACATTTGTAAATCACTATATGGGTGACACATCTATGTTCATTTACCAAAATCAATGGGGTGAGACACTATATGTTGACAAAGAAATCACTAAATTTGAGGCAAATGATGAGGTAGAAGTTGAACCATCACTATCTATACCATTCAGAGCATCGGATACCATCCAACCTTGTGATGCTAAGTGGTTAATTCGTGGTGAAAAGTTGAATCTTAAACCGATTATTTCACACAAAACAGAATTAACTATGGCTCAACCTTACCAGTATAGTGATTTATCTAACTCAATTGTAATGATGTTGATGTTATTGGCTACATCTATTTGGCTATATCGTTCTACATTCTACTGGTTAGAAATGATTCGTAAGATTAACAAAATAGTTCGTAGTTAGTCGATGTCAGCAATATACATCTTAGCCAATTCTATTGACTTGTTGTATGTAGTTTCTGACTATGAGGGTAAGATTGTTAGTTCTAATGACCTCTTCAAAGAGTATTCATCTCACATCAAACCTAAGAAGGTTAGTGATATTATAACTGATGATAGTGAACTTGATGATTATGTTCTATCAGTTAAGAGAGCCATTGAAATATCACCTAATCCAGTTCGAATCTACGCACGAACTAAGCAGAAAAATAGTGGTTTAAGGTGGGTGTTGTGGAATTGCTATGCCATACTTGGTAGTCTTCATTTCATAGGTTTTCAAATAACTGATGTTACATCAATCACCAGCCACGAACACGAGAAGCAAAAGCAGTTACTGGAAGAGTTTAGGTTTATGCTTAGTCACGAACTAAGGCAACCATTGACATCAGTTGCTGGTGTGGTTAAGTTGCTGCTTGATAAGGAGGGTAAGATGCAAGAATCAGAGCAGACTGAACTACTAAAGATGGTTGATGATTCAATGAAGAGGTTAGATGAATCAATACATTTACTTGTCAAGAAAGCAACAAGGCAATTATGAGAGAATGCACCTTACCAATGGATGAAGAAGAAGCAGATGAAAGACTGCTAATTGTGGTAAAGCACTATGTTACCGAGAGAGAAATGCCAATATATGTAGCAAAGAATGTGTTGAGGTCAAACCTAAGAGATAAGTCTTGCTTTGAATTGAAGTGGGAAAAGTTCATTAAGTTAATTGGTAGTTATGGAACAAAATAAGTTTGACTCACTTGATAAAGTATTGATGATTGTTGGTGCATTTGTAATGATACTTATCTTCATTCATACTTGTGGTAAGAATGGTCAGTTGACTATTGACTATCGTAAGATGAAAGAAGAGGTGCAAGAATACAAGATTCAACATTTAGCAGATAGTAGTAAGTTAATCAGTCAGGCAATTAACTATAAAACATTAATTGATATCAAAGATATTGACTTGAAACTACTTGCTATTAGGAATCCTAAAGAGATAGTCAAGATTAAGTATAAGACCATAGTTAAAACCAAGATTCAACTTGCTGAACCTATCACAATTGATTCAACCAATTACATTAAGCTACCAGTTGAATTCTCAGACTATAATGATTGGTGGTCTATAGATGGTAAGATTGACACTACTGGAAGCCTTGTAATCGACTCAATCGTGTCAAGTGGTACTTTGACCTATTCGGTGGGAGATACGTTAAGAGATGGTCTTATTAATAGGTTACTGAGGAAATCAGATAGTATAGTCAGATTGCACATTGACAATCCTACTATGTCAATCACTAACCTTTCAAATATATACGTTAAAAAAGAACCTAAATGGTATCAATTAACTGCATTTAAGGTAGGTGTTGGTGTGCTTTTAGGTATTGGTATTAGCAGCCAAATAAAATAAAATAAATTAGGAAAGCACATTATCAGTTAGTTACGCAATGTGACTAAAAATAATTGTATTTATTTTGATAGAGGTATTGCAGAATCAAAAAAAGGTTTTACATTTGCCCATCAATCATTCAATCAAACATTTACTCACTATGGAAGCAATCATCAACATTAAGCGCAAATCTTCGGGATATTCTTATCTAAATGGACATACCTTTGAAGTAAAAAAAGTCCTATCAAATTCAATTGAATTACAAATTCCATCGCAAATATGCGAAGGCAGATTTGATACTTGTGACTTTGCCTTTGATGAAGTTATTATTGTCGATATTGACGAAGAGGTACAATCTGAATATAATCAATATTGTTGGGACGGAAAAGGATGCTATATTAATCTTCGATACTATTGCATTGCAAATCGGATTAAGACAAATGAAGTAATGAATTGCCCTGCCTAACCAATCAAGGGAGGCTCAGACCTCCCTACTTTTTCATTTCTAAATTTCTAATCAATCAATCTATAATTCATAAACTATGAACACATCAACTATTTTCAAACTTGCAGAAGGTAACACCTACTTTCACTATGACCATCTTAATGGCTCAATGATTTCAATCGTAACTGAAGGATGCTATAGCGGAATCTTCACAAGATGTGATTCCAATTGTGCGGTAATGGCTCGTCAGTTCCACAAAGAAGAATATCACAATGTACCTGATATGTATCGTGACTATGTTGCAATAAGTATAGATGAATATATTGAAGCATACGATAAGGCATTAGCTAAGTTAGAAGATGCTGCACACATAATGTTTAAATCACTTTAATTTTTAATCAATAAATCCAATTCAATTATGTTACCAACACTAAATGCGCCCATCGGTGGCGAATCCAATTACACTAATAAGATTGCTCCAGTAGGTATGCATCTTGCACGTATCTATCAAATCATTGACTTAGGAACTACTGAACAAACTGGTCAGTTTGGTGGTAAAAAAAGAAAGGTTCAGGTACTTCTTGAGTTACCACTTGAGACTGCAATCTTTGACCCTAACAAAGGTGAACAACCTTATTACGTAAGAGGTATGTATACATTGTCAATGCACGAGAAGTCAACCCTAAGAAAAGATGTTCAGTCTATGCTTGGTAAGACCTTAACAGATGAAGAGGCTAAGAAGTTTAACATCTTCACATTGATTGGTAAAGAATGTATGGTTAACGTAATTCATCGTCATAGTGGTGATAAGACTTATGCCAATGTTCAAACCATCACACCACTTCCTAAAGGTATGGTATGTCCTCCAGCAGTTAATCCAGCAGTTGTATTCTCTACTCAACAACCTGATATGGATGTGTTCAGAAGTCTACCTGATTTCGTACAAGACAAGATTAAGTTAAGTGATGAGTTCATTGCTTATATGAATGCCGAGATGTCAGCTAAGTATCCTAAGATTGAAGCACTACCTACATTCACTATTGAGAAAGGTGTTAACCCAAGTGACTTTGACTGGATGCAAGGAGATAGTGAAGACCCAAGTAAACTACCATTTTAATTAATCAATGGAGGGTTAATAGCCCTCCTTAAAAAACCAGCTATGAAAGCAGAATTATTACTCAAGGTTGATTCACTCTATGAAGTCATCAACCATTCAAATACTCTCAAGACTCAGCAACTAATCAAAGATGCACCATCTAAGGTAGAAGATAAGCTATCTTATGACATTACAGAGTATACCATCAAATTGGCAAATGAGGTCGTTAAATCGATTGAATCAATGCGTAAATACGTAACCACTCCTATTGATGCATACAAGAAGCAGATAATGGAATTGGAGAAAGAAGCAACTGAACCACTCAAGATGTACATCGAATCTGCTAAGACTAAGATGTTGGCATACAATGAAGAACTTGAGAGAGTGCAAAGTGAGGCAAATGAGAAACTAAGGATTGAATCTGAGAAAGCATTGTCAGATGTATCCATTGAAGATTTCTCTGCATTAGCTGGTCAGTTAGTTGACCAATCAATTAGCATCAATACTGAGCAGCCTAAAAACATAAGGGTAACTAAGAAGGCTCGTATCTGTGGTGAGGTCAACTGGTCGATGGTACTTAATGTATTGTTTGCTGCTGAGTGCCTTGACTACCAAGATTTGCTTACACCACTTGCTAAAGCTATGGAAAAGTGCGGAGTAGTGAAAATAGATGGTATTGAAATTTACGACCATAAAACACAAGTAATTCGTTAGTTATGACAAGAGACCAATTCGTTTACTTTCCAGCCTTATCTTGCTCACGAATCAAGAAACACTATACTGGAGATATATCATATGCAAAAGCAGCACTTGAGTTAGGTGTTAGTCTACACCATCAGTTGTTAGATTTGAAACCTGAAGATATGAACCTTGAGGCATACAATGTCCATAAGGCAATATCTAACCATCCAGTAGCTAAGAGAATAATGAATGGTGCAATCAATGAACATCCAATGATTAAAGAAGTTCAAGTAGGTAGGCATACCATAGAAGGTAAGGCAATGTTTGACATCTACAATAAGAAGTTAAATGTGATAGCAGACATTAAGACCACATCAGCAAAGACATTAGATGTATTTGGTTCAGATATGGTTAAGCATTACAATCACATTCAAGCAGTATGGTATTCATTGATTGCTGGTATTGACCCTAAGAACTTCTACTACATTGGTGTTACATCAAGGTCTAAAAGAAGTGGCAGCACATCAGATAGCATCTTAGTATATCGTCACAATGACCACGAGATAGCAGATGCATACAAACTGATTACTGGTTATCTTGACACTAATATCAATGAACTCAAATCAAATTTTAATTCATCTTATAAATCATAAAAATGAAAAAAGAAACATCAATTGAAATTATACTAAGGCTACTTAGTTCACACTATAAATTGAACAAAGAATGTCCTGAAGTTATTGAAGTGATTGAAAGTTATTTAGAAATAGAAAGATTGCAGATACAAGATGCTTTTAATGATGGTTATTCATTAGGTAAAAATGGTCATATACTTGAAAACTATGATAATGGAAAAGAATATTTCAATCAAATATATTAGAACCAATGAAGGCTAAACTAATCGAACACATCGAATACTTAACTGGTAAGTCAATTAAGTTCAAAGAGATTGACGAAAGGTATACAATAGCAGTCAATAGATGGTTCTTATGTGGTGGTGACCTTCCATCTTCACAGATTGCAAACTACCTTGACATCAACCACAATAAGTTAACTCTGCTGATTCAGAAACAGATGTCTAAGATAACTGGTGTTGATATTAAAGACCAAGCACCAAAGGTTGAGGTCACCTATTCAAAAAAAGAGTTAGAAAGAATATACCCTAAGTCATACAGATTTGAATGGCAACCAGTATATGAACTGAACTACTATCTTTACCTTGCCAACAATTCAAGAAGTCAACTAATCCACAACTACAAACTTTTTCTAAATGAGTCAAGAAGCAGAGATATACAAGGTCATAGCAAGGTATCTAACCATCAAGTACCCTAAGTTAATCTTTAGGTTTGATTTTGCTGCTGGACTCTACCTGAGTCCTTATATGGCAAACAAGCATAGGTCTCAAAATCCAATCAAAGGCTACCCTGACCTATTCATTGCAATTCCTAAAGGTAACTTTGCTGGTCTATTTATCGAAATCAAAACAGATAAGGCTAACCCATTTAAGAAAGATGGTACACTCAAAGCAAATGAACATACTGAACGTCAAGCAGAAGTATTAAAGGCATTGAATGAAGTAGGTTATGCAGCATTATTTTCTACTGGAGTAGATGAAACAATTAAAGTGATTGAGAGTTATCTTAATCAAGAATAATTTTGTATATTAGCACCATTCAGAACTGGAATCCTGAATGATTTAAAAACATTGTCACCCTATGGTGACTGCGAGGCAATGATTAAAATCTGAGCCGATTCCAGCGCAGTCCTCATAGGGTATTTTTATTGTTATGAAAGCAAAAATAGACAATCTTGAAAAAGAAGAATTGATTGAAATGATTAAATCAATGTGGGTAGAAAAAATATTAAAAGATTTAGATTATGAATACCCCGATGAATGTGTACAAAAACAAATTTCACTTGAATCTTTATTTATTGATACTGCAATCAATATTGACAATAATATTTTAAAATATTTTGGTCACGATGTTTGACTATTTTAATGGGTATTGGAACTGGGCAAGTATCAACCCAAATAAGATTAATTCAACATCAACTGCAATCTATTTTTACATCTTATCAATTGCGAATGAATTACATTGGAAAGAATCATTTGGTCTATCTGCTACTCAGATAATGAATGGTGTTAATATAGCAACCTACAAGACATATAAGAAGCACTTTGACGAATTGGTTGAAAATGGATTGATTAAGGTAGTTCAACCATCCATTAATCAGTATAAATGTAATGTACTTGCCTTAGTAAAATTTACCATAGCACAACCAAAGCAAAGTATAGAGCAAGACCAAAGCAACAACCAAAGCACAACCCATATTCATAAGACTATTAAAGAGGTAAAAGAGAATAAAGAATATAAATACAAAGAGCCAAAATCTATAAATGATTTTGTCAAGTTGATTGAGTCTGAGAAATATTTAGGAACTGATGAAATTCTTAACAAGACCTTCATCAACTTTATTCAAATGAGAATCAATATGAAAAAGACACCTACTAAGAATTCAGTTGAGTTACTTACTAAAAAACTAAAAGAGATATCTAAGGCTAACAAAGATGTTGCTATTAAGATTCTTGAAAACTCAATAGAGAATAACTGGATAGGCATATTTGAACTAAAGACTAATAACACTAACAACTTTGTCAAACAAACACCAGTAGTCTTCAATCGTTCATCACAAGGTCAACACTATGTAGGTGACGATGTCAAATAGTTGTACGTACATAAAAAAAATAAATGAAAATAATTTGTAAATGTATTGCGTATTCAAAATAAGTATATATTTGCCTATCAATAATTCACTAATCAATTACTAATTCAAACACAATGTTAACTTCAAAAACACATAAAGCAGTAAATACTCAATGGAGAGAAGAAGTTTTAATTACTTTAAATCTTGAATATACTATAGTTGGTAAAAACATAATATTCAAAGGTGATATTGGAAATTATAACACATTAGTAGATTTATTGGTAAGCGAAAGAATCAAACTTGGAATTAACCCTTACTAAAATAATAATCAAGGGTGACTAATAACCACCCATTTTACTTACTCAATTACTAAATCATTATGACAATCTACAATCAAATCACAGAGAAAGAAATTAAGAAGTTTCCAATCATTGCTGCTATGCCATTTGGCAAACAAGACTACAAACTAAAAGTAGTTGGTCACAGATGGGTAGAGTTCACATACGATGTCAACCCTAACTATCCTGATGATAAGATGCTGATAGGTGAACGTGAAATTAAAAGAACATTCAAATGACTAACCCACAACAAGCACTAATAGGTATCTTAATGACTGGTGAAACACATCAAGAACTAATGCCACAACTTGGTGAGCATCTATTCAATGAGGTGCTTACCTCACGTTGCTACCAAGTAATCAAGAAAGTAATTGACAAAGGTCTTACACCTAACTTAGTCAATTTCTTTATGACTGCAAACGACATTGATAAGTTCACACCTAAAGAAACATCTGAGATAGTTACTTGGTCAAACAACTTGACCTACAATGAACCAGTTAATGAATACATTGCCATACTAAAGGATGAACACATCAAGAGGTCAATAGCATCAATCGTAACTGAGCAATCATTAGGACTTTCTAATACCGATGGATTCACAACTGCTACATCAATCATCAAGTCATTGACCAGCCTACTTGATACTGGAAGCAATTCAGATAATATCATTAACCTATCTGACCTTACCAATGATGAACGTGAGGCATACTATCGTAGGGCAGCACTAACATTATCAGGTAAGACTACTGGTCTTGAGACAGGGTTAAAGTCACTTAATAAGTTTACGGGTGGTTTTCATCCTGAGTTTATTATCATAGCTGGTAGACCATCAATGGGTAAAACTGCACTTGCATTATTTCATGGTATGAAGAGTGGTGAGGCTGGTATCTATTTCAATCTTGAGATGAACAAGAGTCAACTATGTCAGAGGCTAATACTTCAAGAGGCTGGTGATTCAATTCATTCTTCAAGGCTCAGGGATGGAAACCTTAGTCAATCAGAACTGCATTCATTTGAGAAGACTATTGGAAGCATCGAGAAAGTACCATTTCTAATTTACGATAAGGCAAGATGTGGTGTGCATGAGGCAATTCGTGTAATGAAGAGAGAGCATCGTAAAGGCAGATGTAAGTGGGCAATCATCGACTATTTGCAATTAATGACCATAGAAGGGTTCAAAGGAGGCAATAGAGAAGCAGAAGTAGCTGAGATAAGTAGAACATTAAAAGCAGCACAAAAAGAACTTGGTATACCAATTATAGCACTTGCTCAACTTAGTCGTGAGGTGGAGAAACGACCCGATAAGAAACCTATCTTATCTGACCTAAGAGAATCGGGTTCATTAGAGCAAGATGCAGACTCAGTTGCTTTTGTTTGGAGACCATCATACTATGGATTGAATGATGAAGATGGTAACCCATACACTAACCACATTTTCTATCTATTTGAGAAACATCGGCAAGGTGCTACTGGTATAGTTGAGTTCAGACATTCACCTAACATGACCAACTTTACTGATGTGGTTACACATGACATTGGTAGTACATACTTACCACAACCTAAAGACCTAAGACACTATGCAGACAAAGACTGGGATAAAGAAACCAATGAACCTTTCTGAGCCATTACCATGTGAGTTCAATTACTACGAGATAAGAAGTGGTAAGTGCGAATTTGCTAAAGTATATCACGGCAAGATATTTTGTACTAACAAACAATGTAAATAAGAAAAATGAAAAATTTATTAGTATCATTTTCTGGTGGTGAGACATCAGGATTTATGGCTCAATGGTTAAAAAATAATTATAGAGAATTAGGTTATCAAAACATTGTATTTGTTTTTGCTAATACTGGACTTGAAAATGAACAAACATTAGAATTTGTTGAAAGATGTGATACTAAATTTGAATTGAAATTGCATTGGGTTGAAGCATTGGTTTATCAAGAAGAAAGAAAAGGAACAGGGTATACAATAACCAATTTTGAATATGCTAAACGTAAAGGAGAGCCATTTGAATCTATAATTAAAAAATATGGTATTCCAAATCCAGCAACACCACATTGCACAAGGGAGTTAAAACAGAAACCTATAAAAGCATTTGCTAAAGTTTGGTTTGGCGGTCAACCATATCATACTGCTATAGGTATAAGAAGAGATGAAATAGATAGAATGAATGCTAATGCAAAAGAAATGGGATTTATTTATCCTCTTATCAATAGTAAAATGATACCAATGACTAAACCTATGATAAATTTATATTGGAAGTCAATGCCATTTAGATTAGAGTTAAAAGGTTATCAAGGAAATTGTACTACTTGCTGGAAAAAATCAGATAAAAAACTATTTCAGATTGCAAAAGAGAATCCATCAGCATTTGATTTTATGAATGAAATGGAATTGAAATATCCAATAGACCCATTAGGTCATAACAAAACATTTTTTAGATATAATAGAAGTGCCAAACAAATATTAGAACAATCAAAGAACTGGAATAAAAAAGTTTTAAATGATGCTGATGTATACAACTATCAACTTGATTTACTTGGTGGTGAAAGTTGTGAAGTATGGTCTGAATGTGGGTCATAAATAATAATCAATGTAAAACGTAATCAAATAATCACTATATTTGTTGACTATGGAACAAATCAAGAAAGAAAATAGGGGCGGCAAAAGACTTGGTGCTGGTCATCCTTTTAAGTATGGTGAGAAGACAATCAACATTACATTTAGAATACCAACATCGCATAAGGAACTCATCAAGGTAATGGTCAAGCAGTATCTTGATAGGGTGAGTGATGAACATAAATCAAACAAACCAACTAAACCTGAACAACATTATGGCTGCTGAACAATCTGTTATTGAACTAATCTTTGAACAACAAAACGAATTGACCATTGATGATTTTAATCTATGGCTAACATCTAACTATGAAGAGTTAAAGTCTCAGCATAAGTTAGAAGTAATGGGTGCATTTGATTGTGGTCAAGAGGATGCATATAAGAGTGGATTCTCAACTCACGGCTCATCTGTATTTTATAAAGAGTCTTATGGAGAGTAAGCAGTTAGCAGTTGATTGGCTGGTTGAAAAGATTAAGTTAGCCAAACCCAATTTCAAATTTGATTCTCTGATTAGAGAAGCCAAAGAAATTGAGAAGGAGCAGATAATTGAAGCATATGAACAAGGAGAATCAGAGTGGACACCATTTGAATTTAAGACTGCACAAGACTACTACACCTCATCCTATGGAAAGTAACCTACTACTTATACCTTGTGCAATTGAATCAGTAGCCACAAGACGAGATAAGACCTTAAAGGTAGTAATTGGTACACAAGAACTATCACCAGCAAAGGCTGCTGAACTATTCAACCAATGGACATCAGGTGTAGGTGTGATGGCATTCAAGGGTGAGGCATTCAATTACAATGATGAAGAGTTACTCAAGTCAATGAAGATAGATGCTGAAGAGATGGGTTCTAAGACACCAAGTCAAAGGTTGAGGTCTTGCCTATACGTTCTATTTGAACGCAACCCTGAAGGCTTTAATGACTTCAATACCTACTATGCATCAATGATGGATAAGTTCATTGATATGGTCAAGAAACGAATTGACACCTACCAGTTATGAACAAGACCCACACCATACAAGATTCAAGTGGCAATAAGTTAATTGCCTATCATAAGGATTCAATCATCAATCTATCATTGCTACTTGCTGATGGTAAGAAGAGAGCCATAGGTCAGATTGATAAGGTCACAAGGACTCTAAGGCTCGTAAGGTCACGAGGTAAGCATCTTATGAGAGTTAATAATTCATACGGAATCAATTACTACCTGATAGAAAATGGTAAGTTATTTGACAAGGTTGAGATAACAGATGAACAAAGTAGATGGCTCATACCTAAAGAATATCTTATTCAACATTGCACCACGATGAACTTCAAGACTCAAGGATTCGAACTACAGAAATTCATATCACTTGACAAACTAAATTCTTTCATAACTTTGTAACTTCAAACAGATACCTATGCCACTCATACAAGGTGATACCTACGAGGTAATCAACAAGAACATTCAGAAGTTGATTAAGGAAGGATACGAGCCTAAACAAGCAGTAGCCATTGCATATGCTGAAGCACAAAAATCAAAACGTAAAAGATGAAAGTATCATTTGATTTCGATGGGGTACTGGAGACACCACAAGGGAAGGCACTTGCTCGTAGAAAGATTAATGAAGGTGACCAAGTATACATCATCACGGCACGACAAGAATCAACAATGTCAAGAAATGTATATGAGGTAGCAAAAGAGTTAGGCATACCAAGACTGCACGTTTACTTTACCAATGGCAAAGACAAATGGAACACGATTAAAAGACTTAGTATAGATGTTCATTACGATAACAATCAAGAACAGATTGATAAGATAAAAGAGAATACTGATACACGAGCAGAAAAAGTAAGTTATGAATAATCAAGATGAACCTAATAGTGTAGGTAGACCAACTAAGTATAAGGAGGCATTCAATGACCAAGTCTTTGAGATGTCATTGCTTGGTTTAACAGATACTCAAATGGCTACAATCATTGGTGTAAATCAAGATACATTCAATGAGTGGAAGAAAGTCTATCCGAGTTTTTCCGAGTCATTAACGCAAGGGAAAGAGAATGCAGACGGCAAAGTGGCGAAGGCAATGTACAAACGTGCATTAGGTTTAACCATCATTGAGGAGGCACTAACTAAAGATGGTCAGATAGTACAACTAAGAAAAGAGTTACCTCCTGATACACCAGCAGCAAAGCATTGGTTAGCCAATAGACAAAGAAAGTTATGGGCAAACAATGGTGAAAGTACAATGTATACTACAGAGCCATTGATTATCATAAGGACTGAGGGAGACAAAGATGAATGAGTTATGGAAAGTATTTGAGACTGGATACGAAGTGTCAAACTTGGGCAATGTTAGAAGCATTGATAGAATAGTTACAACATCTAAGAATCAATTAAGACTGAAGGGTAAGATATTAAAACCAGCAATAGATAACAAAGGCTATAAGAGATTTGCCATAATGAAAGATGGTAAACTAATTACTTATAAACTGCATAGGATAGTTGCTATGGCATTTATTGACAATGAATATAGTAAACCACAAGTTAACCATATTGACGGCAATAAATTAAACAATGCAGTTGATAATCTTGAATGGGTTAATAACTCAGAGAATCAATTACACGCATATAAATTAGGTTTAAGTAAATCTAATAGACTACACTTACATCATAGATGTAAACAAACTAAAGAAGGCATTGAGGCAATAGTTGATTTGAAATCTAAAGGAGTAAAGAATCAAATTATAGCAGATATGTTTAATTGTTCTATTTCATCAATAAAGAGATTAAACAAAGCATATGTCATTCAAACTAACTAAGAGACAAACTAAAGCCTACGATATGGCTATCAACGGATACAAGAAGGTTATTGTATTCGGTGGTGCTATACGATGGTTGCCCCTTGCAGAAATGTAAGGGGGAAAGAATAACGTGGTGGTAAGACATATTGGTTACTACTAACACTATCTTCATTATCTTTACTATACCCACGTTCAAGATGGGTAATCATTCGTAAGACATTGCCTGACCTTAAACGTACAACCTTTCCATCATTCAGTTCAATACTTAACGATGGATTGAATCAATACATAAGTTCATGGAATCGTGAGACCAATGTAGTTACGTTCACCAATGGCTCAGAGTTAATCTTCATGGCTGAGAGTTATGATGATGATAAAGACTTGAATAGGTTCAGAGGACTTGAGGTAAATGGTGCTGGTCTTGACGAGGTAAACGAACTACAAGAAGCAACATTCTACAAGGTGCAAGAACGTATAGGTAGTTGGAATAAGGCACAAGGTCAACCACCAATAGTATGTTTGGCTACTTGCAATCCAGCTAACAATTGGGTAAAGTCAGTAATCTATGAAAGATGGCGAAGTAACACACTACCTGAGAAATGGTGCTACATCAATTCACGCATCACAGATAACCCATACATAAGTCAAGACTATCTTGAGTCATTGAAAGAACTACCACCAATTCAGTATGCAAGATTCGTAGAAGGTGACTGGGATGTAATGGATGAGGTAAACAATCCATTCCTATATGCTTGGGATGACGATAGACACATTGACGATTCACTAAGTCTTAACCCTCACCTACCAGTATTCGTATCTGTGGATTTCAACATCAACCCACTCTCAGCATTAATCATCCAGCAACACACAACTAAAGGTTGTTCAGTCATTGGTGAGATAAACATAGATAAGGGTAGCATTGATGCATTCTGTGACTATGTTGAAAGTCTTAATGTGCCTCGTGGTCTACTAAGGATAACTGGAGATGCAATGGGTAATGGCAGAAGCATCCAACAACGTGATAACTCAAGTGCCTATACCCAAATCAAAAGAAGGTTGCACCTTGCCGATAGTCAGATAATCATACCAGCGAATCCAACCCACTACAATAGTCGAATAGACTGCAATAACGCATTAACTCGTCTTGATGTAAAGGTTAACTCTGTTAAGTGTAAAGGGTTCGTGTACGATGCCAAACAAGTACAATGTAATGCTGATGGTGGAATCATTAAATCAAATAGAAAAAACTTATCAGAGAGAGCAGATTTTCTTGATTGTTTCCGTTACTTTGTGAATTCAATTTTAAAACGATACCTATGAGCATTTGTTCACCTTGTTACGACTCAGGCAGTTATGTAGATGTATGTGCTACTGGTCTGACCTTTGGGGTAGCAGCACCTGATACCTCTTACCTTGTGTGCATCCAGTATAAGGCTACTGGTCGCATTCAGACCTTTGTAAGCATTAGTGATGAGTTTGGTAACATTACCATTGAAGGAGTCTTGATTGACCCACTACAAGGCTATACTCTTTGGATAACAACTGATACACCAAATGGTACAAGGCAAGACCTGACCATAGGAGAAGATACCTATACTTGCATTGACTTCAGCATTGCGGTAAGTGATAGTGAACCATCAATAGTTAACTTGACCAATGACTAAGTTATCTGCAATCATCAGAGGGTGGTACTACTACCTTACTGCCAACAAGAAGTCAAGGGAACTCAGTAAGGGTAGGACTGCCATATGTAACAACTGCCAACACCGATATAAACCACTTAATGTATGTAATGCTTGTGGTTGCTTTCTACCAGCCAAGACAAGGGTTGAAGATGCACAATGCCCTCACGAATACTGGTGACCTATGGCTAACTTTATCATTCTACAATCGACCCTATTAGAATACAATAAGAACATTGAAGATGAAGAGTTACAAGAACTATCTGCAATTGATTTAGGAGACTGCAAGGTGCTGGTCAATGTCAATTCAATAATGATGGTGGTAGAGAATCAAGGAACAACAATATTAACCTTAACCAACTTAGATAGGTTGGTTAGCAACAACACAATAGATGAAGTTATTCAGAAGATTAATGCCTCACAAGTGGTTGCATCTATTCAATAGATGGAATCAGAAGCAGACCAGTTACAACTTGGTGAAGGTATTCACTAAGGATGGTTACGACTACCTACGATTCCCAAAGGAGACCAATATGCCACTTGAAAGATTTTCAATGTCTATGGCACTACTTGAACGATTGAGTTCGGGTATAAGTGGTAGTGAGATGGAAGGCATACTGGAAGGTATGGAGAAGGCATTGGCTGCTGGTCTATCTAATCCTAAGAATGCAGCATTGGTTGCTACCTACATTCACATTATACGTGAGAGGCAAGATACTATTATCCATCGTGACCTACTGCTTAACATTGCTGCCACATGGATTATACGTGACGATGAAGACCCTACCATCATTAACAACGATATCCACAAAGAGAAACTTGAGGTATTTGAAAAGATGTGCATGGAGGGTTCACACGATTTTTTTACACGGCTGGGTATAGAGCCGCTAATACCCTTAATGTCTATGTCAGCAGAAGATATGCAGAAATTATGGGTATACAACGTGGAGGCACAACGCAACCTGATAAAAGCATTGACCCACTTAGATTCTCTCCACGATACAGAGCGAGTGAAACGACCACGAGAATTAAAACTCAAGTAATGACAATTGTTGAGGGTGATGTGGTAGCATACAATCAACTAATGCATAGTGATGTTGATTTATTTTTGACTAAATTTGAGTCGTTCATAAAATCTCAGAATCGTGGCTAAAGTTATTATTGAGTATGAAGCACAAGCAGCATCGTTAAAGGCAGTAACAGATACTATTATCAATGCCAATAAGCAGATTGGTGATAGTGCTGAAGCAGCAGCCAAAGAAGGTAGTGCTGCATATAAAGCTATGGGTAAGTCTATGAGTGCTGCATTTAGTTCACAAGAAGTATCTAAGGCAATCAATAGCAACATAGCAAACATCAATAAGAATCGTGATGCACTTAATAAGCTAACTGGTGAATCAATAAAGTTCAGTAAGGCTGCATTGACATTGGGCAAGGTTGTTAAAGAGAATGCAGCAGAAACTTTAAAAGCAAAGGAGGCATTAGCCAAGTACCAAAAGACATTAACAGATACATCCAATGGTACTGATTCAACTGGTAAAAGAACTCAATCACTAAAGGGTAGACTTAGAGAATTAAAAGAAGAACTATCTAAACTTGAGACTGCTGGTCAAGAAGGTAGTGCAGCATTTCAAAAACTATCAATTGAGGCTGGTAAGTTACAAGACCAAGTAAGTGATACTCAAGAAAGGGTTAAGGTACTTGCATCTGATACATTCAAATTTGATGCAGCATTAGGTGCGGTCAAAGGTTTGGCTGCTGGTTTTGCAGTTGCTCAAGGTGCTGCTGCTGCATTTGGTGTAGATAGTGAAGAACTTAATAAGACCATTGCACGAACTCAGGGAGCATTAGCATTACTAACTGGACTGCAAGAGATAGCTAACTTGGTAACTGGTCAAGGTGCTACCAAGATAGCATTACAGAATATCTTCTTAAAAGAAAAGGTAGTAGTGACTGGTTCTGCTGCTGGTGCAGTAGGTACATTAACTGCTGCTGAAGAAGGTGCAGCAGTAGCAACATTAGCAACCAAGAAAAGTCTTGACTTATTGAAGGTGGCAATTGCTGGTACTGGTATTGGTGCATTGGTTCTTATACTTGGTGCATTGTATTCTGTTTATCAAAAGAATGCAGAAGCTACTAAGAAGTTTAATGACTTGATTTCTGAACAAGAAAAACTTAACAAGGCTGCTACCGATGAGATAAGAAAACAAACTGCTGAAAGACAAGACCTGAATGATAAGTTATTGGTTAGTGCTGGTAAGTTAACTCAAGCAGAAGCAGATAAGAGAAAGATTCAACGTGATACTCAAGCAGAGATTAAAGCACAATTAGTTCCTCAGATTACTCAAAGAGAGAAATTGATTGAGCAAGAAAAACAATTGACCATAGAGATTGAGGCAAAACAGAAAGCCATTGACTTAGCATCTAAATCAACACGAGAAGGTGCAGCATTATCAATTGCTACTAATCAAACTGCCATAAATAATTTAGAGAAACAAAAAACAACCACCATAAAAGCATTAGGTGAGGTCAATGCAAACATCAGTAACATTAAAACTAATGTATCTGAGACTGCTAATAATTCAATAAATCTAATTGACATTGATGCAGCCAAAGAGAATGCTGCCAAACTTAAAGACATCAATGATAAGTTGATTGAGGATAGGTTGAATGCTGAACTTAATGGATTGAAGAGATTGGAGATAGTAGATGGTGAATCAACTCAGAATAAGATTGACCAAGCTAACAAACAAGCAGAGATAGATAAGGCTGCTGCTAAATCAGGTATTGAGAATGCCAAACTAAGAGCATCAACCATTGCACTTATTGATGCCCAATTAGCAGAGAAT